ATGCTGATAGTCCTCTGGACCAGATAACTGCTAAGGCTGGAGATCGAATCGCAGCACTAATTTTCAAACATAATGATGCTCCATTACTGTGGCTCCATGCACTATTCATTCATTGCACTGAAGGAATGACTGCGTGTTACACATACGCTAAAGAATCTGAGGAATATGGCACGTATAAGGAAGATAAATACGAGGAAACTCTTGAAAATCAACAGCAATCAATCTGTCCATTCTGTCAGACTGAATTAGCTGAACCTACGGTATTAGCAGATCAGGTAGATAAGTTCCAGCCATCAGATGAAGATGCGCCAGTCAATGACGCTATCGATAATGGCTTGGAAGTTTGTCCCAACTGCGCTCATAGTGTAATCCCAGATCTCAGGAATAACACTGTTTCAGTCACGAGATTAGTCGGCTCGACACAACATCCTAAGTCTCGTGTATGCATGGAAGTCTATGGCGGATTGTTCGTCAAGGTTCCAGTGTGGGCGCGTAATCAAAAGGATTGCACGTATCTCATCTATTCATACGAGACTCATTACGCGAATGTGCTTGAATGCTATCCTGATCTGAGAGGGAAAGTAATCGAAGGACAGTCCGCGTTTGACATGTATGAACAGTGGGGACGTGTATCACCGCAATACAGAGGTGAGCATCCTATCCATAACGTGACTGTGCGTAATTGCTGGTTCAAACCGGCTGCATATAATATTCTCAGTGAAGAAGATGCTGATGAAATGAGGAAGAAATATCCCAATGGATGTAAAGCCGTCAGGGTCAACGATGAAGTCGCCGCTGCTTGTAACGAAGCTATGGACGATTGTTGGACTCTTACCTACAATCCTCTGTCAGATTATCTTCACTTCGAGCCGCTTGGCTTATTACTCACTTCGATACAAGACATCACTAACGATCTCATTTCGCTCGTATTACAGACAGTGGAACATGGAATACCACAGACGTTTGCAGACCCGAAGGTACTAAACTTCAATGCATACAGAAATTCTGAGGTAATTCCTGGTGGAATCTACCCGGCTACTCCTAAGAGCGGACGGGCATTAGCAGAAGGATTCTATGAAGTTAAAACTGCTACACTGTCCCAAGAAGTCCTGCCATTTGCGGAAAAAGTCCAACAAATGGGGCAAATGGTATCTGGCGCCTTACCAAGTCTGTTCGGCGGTCAAATGTCAGGTAGTAGAACGGCGTCCGAATACTCAATGAGTAGGGCGCAAGCATTACAGCGCCTACAGACTACGTGGAAAATGCTCCTGCTGTGGTGGAAGAATTGCTTTGGTAAAGCTATTCCACTCTACATCAAGGAAATGAAAGACGATGAGAAGCAGGTTAAGAAGGATGACTTCGGTAATTTCATCAACGTATTCATTCGACGTGCAGAGCTGGAAGGAAAGATTGGCTCCGTCGAATTAGAAGCGAATGAAAACTTACCAATCACTTGGAATCAGCAGAAAGATGCAATCATGGAGCTGTTCCAAATCAACAATGAGGGCATTAACGCTGCTCTTGCATCTCCTGAGAACTTACCATATATCAAGCGCGCGATTGGATTGACTGATTACACTGTTCCTGGTGAAGATGACCGGATGAAACAGTTTGAAGAAATTAAATTACTCGTGGATAGCGAACCTATTGTAATGCCTCCTGATCCTATGATGGAACAGCAGGCAATGCAAATGGGTATGCCTCCTCCACCACCACAGGAATTACCATCTATTCAACCTGATCCTGATGTGGACGATCATATCTTGGAAGCTGATATCTGCCGTCGTTGGTTAGTTGGCGATGCAGGTAGATTGTGCAAAACTGAGAATCCAAACGGCTACAAGAATGTATTACTTCACATGAAGGCGCATAAAGACGCTGATTTACAAAAGAAGATGCAAGAAGCTCAACAACAAATGGCAATGCAACCACCACCTCCACCGAGAGGTGGATCATCAGAAAGGCCACCTCAGCGTAATGCAGGGGTGCCATTAGGAGCAGATCAGAATGCGCCCACTATTCAGTAACTTTCATTTCTATTACTCTCCCTCAGACATTACTGGTGGAGGCGGTGGTGCGTCTGATCCAGATGATGGAAAAGAGACATTTGAATTACTAAATGAGGAAGAACCTGCTGAAGAAGTTCTCGAACTGCCAAAATCCGCGCCGAAAGATGGGCCTGATGATGAGGAAGAAGATGAAGATGAAGAAAAGGACGAAGAAGTAGATGAACTGAAAGAGATTGAAGAAGAACTAGAAGGTCCTAAAGAAGAAGATCTGGAATTAACTACTCCGGTTCGACGTAAGGAAATCCTTGCGAAGTATCCGAAGCTGTTCAAGGACTTTCCATACTTAGAGAAAGCATACTACAGGGAACAGCAGTTCACTGAGACATTCCCGACTGTTCAAGATGCGCGGGTCGCTGCTAACAAGGCACGAGTACTAGACGCAGTAGACCAGCAAATAATGAATGGTGATATCAGCACTGTTCTGGAGGCTGCTAAGACTGAAGATCAGGAAGCGTTTAACAGAATTGCTGATAACTATCTACCTGCTCTACGCAGGGTGGATCAACAGGCTTATTACCATGTGGTAGGAAACCTGTTAAAAGATACCATCATTACGATGGTGAAGGAATCACGTGCATTAGGTGAGCAGGGAGCGCCATTACAGGCTGCTGCGAATATTCTGAACCAATTCGTATTTGGTTCACAGAATTTCACTCCACCTACTACACTCTCACGTCAGGTAGATCCGCGTGAGCAGAGTCGTGCTCAGCAGATTCAGTACGAAGATCAGCAGCGTTTCATGGGTCAGTTTGAGAATGTGAAGGATGACCTTCAGACTCGTGCTGACAATGTATTACGTAGTACAATCAGTCAGCATATTGATCCGAAAGAATCAATGACTGATTATGTGCGTAATCACGCTACTACTGAAGCGTTCCAAACACTGGAAAATCTCATCTCGAAAGACAGACAGTTCCGTGGGTTGCTTGATAGACTGTGGGAGAAAGCATTCCAGACAGGATTTGACAAGACATCCACTGATAGAATCAAATCAGCATACCTTAGCAAAGCAAAGACGCTGTTGCCTAGCGTAATCAAAAAGGCACGAAATGACGCTTTGAAAGGTTTAGGACGTCGTCCTGCTGATGATGACGTTTTGGAAGTAGAATCGGCCACTAAAAAAGGCCCAGTGCAACATGGGAAATCCACACCCCAATCAAGTGGAAAAATCCGCAAAGCTAGTGACATTCCACGCGGCATGTCTACTTTAGACGTGCTAATGAAAGACTGATTGGGGGAGTTGCAATATGGCAGTTACTGAATCCCAGGTAGCGGCTACGGAACTCGAAAAGGTTGTTCCGAAGGTCCGCGTGCTGTTCGAGCGGGATGACAAGTTTTACGCGAACATCAAGAAACGTGACGTTGAGAAGATTTCTCATCGTCAGATGCGTGTTCCGTTAGAACTGCGTCCCGGTGGTTCGTTCCAGTACTTCAATCCAGATGGTGGTGATCTGGGTCGTGGTGGTGGTCCGTCATTCGATAAGGCAGTACTCAATTCAGTGTTCCTCTCAGAGAACATTGAATACACGAAGCTGACTCAGTGGGCGACTGATGATGCACGTAAGGCTGTTATCAACAGCGTGCGTCGTCTGACTGCTACCGCGTTAGATGAAATGCGGCGTCAGTTGGACAGTCAGATGATGCAGTCTGGTGACGGTGTTATTGGAACCGTCACGACTGATACGCCTGCTGGTGGTAGCAATGTCATTACTGCTACTACGGACGGCTTCGGTGTGCGTCTGATGCGTTATGGTCAGACTGTGCAGGTGTGGGATGCGGCATTAGCCGTGAATAAGGGTAGTGGTAAGATTACCTTGTATGACGTGGAAAACAAGGTCATCAACATCACTCCTCAGATCGCTGGCGTTGCTCCTACGGATAAGATCGTTACTGACGGTCTTACTGCTCCTGCATCGCTTCCTGCACTGTTTGGTGTGCCGTATCATCACAGCAATGCATCCGCGGGTACGTGGCTTGGATTCTCACGCAGCACTACGCCTGAGATTCGTGCTAACCGTGTCAATGCAGCAGGTGCTGGACTGACTCTGCCGCTGCCACGTCTTGCAGTCAACAAGATTGGTAATCGCGTTGGGATTGAGAACGATTTCAGTCCTCGTGCGTGGACCCATCCTTGTCAGCAGCAGGCGTATGAGGAAATCGGTCAGTTGGTTTCCATCATTCAGAAGGCTGCTAAGGAAGAAGCCCTGAATATGTACTTCGGTGGTAGCAATATGCAGCTCGCAGGAGCCGCAATTACACCGTCGTATTCGTGGGATAAGACGCGCATCGATTTCATTGTCGATGAAGTGTGGGGCCGTGCGGAGATTCTTCCGATTGGCTTCTACACCACTGATGGACGGAAGATTTTCGAGATCCGTGGACCGTCTGGTGGCGTGGCGGCAGCGGAAATCTTCTACATGGTTGTGGGTATGCAGACTTACGTGAGTAATCCTGCTGCTTGCAGCTACATCGACAACCTCGCGGTTCCGGTCGGTTACTAGTTCGTAGTTCAGAACTAGAGGAAAAGGAAAAGATCATGCCGATTGTTGAATCTGATTGGGCACAGCTGAGTCCTGTGTCTAAGTCCTTCCCGACGACGATTGCGAGTGCTGCTACGATTGCACCCACATCGTTCTACTCGGTGCTGACAGGTAACGTGGGTGTTGCTACCATCGTTCCTCCTGTTACTCATGCACACATGCTGGCGCTTGAATTCGCTGGTACTGCTGGTGTGCTTGCCACTGGCAACATCAAGACTGCTGT